ATACGATAATCTTTACAGTACATTACCTAAAAGTGCTATCGATAAGCTTTCCCTTCTCCTAGAGCGAACTGACAAAGGATCTGATAAAGTTTACATGACGCCAATTGGTCTTAGAATTGGCCCGGATCGTATCCTTCAAGGTTGGGATTCTATCTTTAACGGAGAGCTTGAAAAGATGAATGGTACTTTACTAGATATTGAGTCAAATCAACGCTCCAAATATGGTCCAAGGTCTATTGCGGTGCCTTGGAGTGAGCGCGTAAACGGGGTGTTAAACTCATTTAGTCAAGACGAACCGAAATTTCAGTTAGTGGATGATGTTTCTGATTTCGTACCCGTTAGGTCACGTTTAAGACCTATTTCCCTTCAAAAGGCCGCTACATTCCTCAAGTCGTCCACTAATTCTGGACTACCTTTTATGGAGAGAAAAGGTTCCGTACTTGTCGATGTATTATCTAATTTTCAAGAATTATTAGATGCCGAATTCCCAGCTGTGTTGTTCACTAGAACTCAGGAAAATAACAAAACTCGTACTGTTTGGGGCATTGACGTAGCAACTGTTCTGAACGAGATGCGTTATTATCGTCCTGTTTTGGATATTCAAAAGACACAGCCTTGGCGTGCCGCTCTAAGGAGTGCTGAGGAGCTAGACTCAGCTATAACTAAATTAATTAGCTATGCCAGAGAAAGAGACAAAACACTAGTAAGTATTGACTTTAGTACCTACGATGATACTGTTAAAGCAGGACTCCAGGCTTTAGCCTTTGAATACATAAGTCGAATGTATCAAGGTGAGTTCCTCCCAGAAATAAGTGATATTCAAAGAAGATTTAATTCTGTTGCACTAGTTACACCAGATGGTGTGCTTCGTGGTAAACATGGGATCCCATCAGGCTCAGCGTTTACCAATGAGGTTGGTAGTATCGTGCAGTATCTCGTCGCTTCTCTTAATCAGATTGACACCAACTTTTCCCAGATACAGGGTGACGACGGAGTGTATGCATCTGACTCCCCAGATGCTTTATTTGACAGCTTCGAAAAGTTTGGACTTAAAGTTAACAAAGATAAGAGCGATGTCAGTCAAGATTATGTAGTGTATCTACAAAATTTATATCACATTGACTACATACGTGATGGCATTATACCTGCAATATATCCTACGTACAGAGCTTTACTTAGGTTAGTTTATCAGGAACGTTTTGACGACTTCAGCGGATATGGGCTTAAAGGAAAGGACTACTATGCAATACGTACTCTTAGTATTTTAGAAAATGTAAAGAATCACCCATTATTCGTTCCCTT